ATGACTCACGGCCTTCGCCGTCAAAGTACTTGGCGTAGCGTGACTTGTGAATGAATGCTTGATAGTCTGTTGGTAGTTGATTGCTCATCGGTTGTCACCTGATCCTTTGATAACGCCACGTCTTGCACGGCTGTTTAGTTTGTCCATATTAGTTTGCAGTACGTCTGTCAGATCACTGTAAAAGTAATTAGCTAGGGCTGTAGCGTAGAACACAACATCTCCTAACTCTTTAACGATGTCTTCCTTATTGATCTTAGTATTATCCCTACGGTATTTCTTAATCTTCTCAGCTACTTCACCTGCCTCACCAACCAAACCTAAAATGTTTTCAACAAGTCTGTCATCTCCTTCTGTGACAATTTTATCTTCTACCCAATAAGAGTACTCTTGGGTATCAACGTTAGTCATAGCGGCGAAAGCATCTATATCTTCTTGTGTAATCATTGTCTCTCCTTGACGTTTAAGTTCTCAATCTCCACATCATCTACATCATAGATAACATCTGTAATCAAGTCATGAATGTCTTGCTCATGACTGTCTTCGTAGGATGATAGTATGTTATTATTCTTATCAACCTTCATAACAAAAGTAACACTAAACTTCTTCATGCGCTTCCCTGTGTCTTAGACCAGCGTGTAAGTGTAACTACATTATCCTCTACTTCATACGCTGTAGCTTCTGCTTGCTCTTGTTCTGCTTCTGCATACTGATCGGGAAACATCTCTTGAATAATGCCCTGCCGTAGATCTGCAAAGTCTTCCCAAGCATCAGGGTAAAGCTCTAAGAACTGCTGTGCTGCAGACATAGTGAGTGCCTCATCAAGAGCAGCCCTCATGCCATCCTCTGAACCAGCCGAACCAAAGACCATGCCAGTCTTGATACTGCCAGTCCACTCACCGTCCTCAACGACAGGAGATAATACAATAGCTACGTCACCAGGTTTAATCTCATAAGCCATTACTCTCTCCTCTTAACTTTGACACGTTGCTCTTTCATTCGCTTGCCTTTCTCTTTGAGCCACTCTTCTGGTATCACACGATTAGCCCAGAGGAAACCCTTTTGATCGCACCAATCGCAGTACCTACTCTTGGCTCCTTTGTAAAGCCTTGAATTAGCATTACTAAATACAAAACGAATATCTAGTGTAGGATGCTGACGCTGTATCTCTATATGTTTACGTCTATCTGCAGCGGAAAACAACCCCTTCATCTCAATTATTATGCCGTTGTCTAGCTCAAAGTCGGGTGTGTATGTACGATACTTTAGATCCTCCCACTCTATCTTTAGCTTTTCATAGGCTACAATCTTCTGCCTATCCTTGAGGTATGCAGCGGCCTCAACTTCAAGACCACTGCGATACAGGCGAGAGTTGTGTCTTCTAGCCATTAAGATACTCAGGTGCTACGTAAGTATAGTCTACTTCTTGTGGGTTCTTAGATTTGCTAGGGATGCTAGGACGTGGCTGCAAGTTAGTGTGACACTTATGCTTGAAGCTACAGAACTTACACCCTGAAGGCAGTACCCAGTTGCCTGTCTTCTTACGGTAGAATGTTTCTTCTACTGGCTCGTAGCAACGCTCAAAGGGTTCATCGTTATCTATGTAGTCTACGAGAGCTTGGATGTCAGCGAGTACTGCTTCCTTATCCACTCCCTCAGAGGCGTCTACATACTTGAATTGCCCGTTTGCTTTGTTGACTACCCACCAGCCACCTACCTCTTTCCCTGCGCCCTCTGCGTAGCCCACAAGCTGTGCTACGTAGCCAAAGCTATCACCCTGTGCAAGGGTATCAAAGGATGCAAACTTGTTATCATATGACCAAGGGGAGGCAGACTTAACATCGTCAATACGCCCATCCATCTCCATGTCATACTCACCCTTGATCTCCTGACCGTGAGGTAACTTGAGTGTAACCCTGTCATTGTCCTTGAACTCTACGCCAGCAGAGCGGAGGACTCCCTTGAACACAGCCTCAACAATATCGCCAAGGATCATGTTCATTAGGAACGCAGGAGGGAAGGGTGTCTTGTCTTCTGGATCGTTCTTCTCAAACCATAGCTGACACTTAGGCTTACCAATGTTAGACATACGTAAGCGAAACTTGTCACGAGGACCACTATCAAACTGCTTATACAACGCAGCTTCAACATCGGAGGCGACTTGTTTAGCCACCTCCTCTGTCATAGTAGACTCACCAGCCATAGCCTTCTGTAAGAAGTTGAAGACTTTTAATTCAGCTGGGTGATTCATTAGCCCACCTCAATGAAGTCGTTATCAATGATGTCCTTAACGACTGCAGCGTCTTCGTCAGAGATACCAGCACCATTGCGCTCATTGTGTAGATCCAGAACCTTACCGTTCATATATTCTACAAGCTCAATGAAGTCCTTGAGTGTGTCATTGTCACTGTCAGACAGATCAACACTGCTTCCAAGCTTAGCTTCGATCTTACCAAACTTAGCACCTGTAGGGATGCTGTCCTCTACCCCAGACAGTTTGATGGTAGACATGATAGGCAGCAGGTTCTTACGGCTAAGACCATTCAGTACAGCATCAATGCTCTTGAGTGAGTCACGGTTCTTAACGTCCATGACCACAGGCACATCAGTGTAGTTACCTGTCACTGGCTCACCCTTGTCATTCACAGGGTTGTCTAGTGTTACTGTACCAAAGAATACCTTAACACGTTTGACTGAGCGCATGATCTGCTTGGTAGCCTCAGGCAATGATTGGAAGTCATCAATGTAACCTGTAGGACGCCCCAAGTTAAAGCCACCAATGCTATCCTTCATGTCACCGTTAAGTGAGTTAGACATGACGGACTTCTCCATCTCTTCTGTCTCACTGTTCCAGCGTTGCCACTGATTGCGCTGGGCAAAGACACGGAAGGTGACACCATTGCTATACACCTTATCATCACCCTGTGTCAGAGTGAATGCACCTACAGGTACAACCTCTGTCTTGATTGTCTTGTCATTAAACTCCACCTCACCCATGATAGGCTGATGGATCATACCGACACGTGCAATAGATGGTGTGGACTGTTGGCTAGGTGTAGAAGACACACCCATAAGTTCAGCCATAGACTGTCCACGATCTGTTGCAATTTGTAGTTCGTTGCTCATTTCTATATCCTTTTAATAGAGTCAAAGAGTACCTAGTTATACACTACACGTCTACTGTGTCAAGCCAGTTTGGCCCAATCTTAGCTTCTAATAGTAGTGGTACATTCATTCGTATTCCATACACTGACTCAACCAGATCAGTCAAGCCCTCATTCATATCCTGTATCATATTTAATACTTGCTCTCTCTCATCAGGGTGAACGTCAATAACAGTAGAGTCATGTACGGTATTAACCAAGCAGGATTGCATAGGATCAAGTCTCTTGTACATCTCATTGAGTACAACAGGAACCACGTCACCCGTAGCAAAGCCCTGCACTGGGTAATTCTTAATCATGGTAAAGTATGTCACGCTACCATTATCTCTGCGTTGCACATCAGGGAAGGCGTACTGCCTGCCTGACACATTAGTAATCTTATTGAAGCGTAGTGCCTCATCAGCCAGGTTCTTGTGCCAGTTAGCCACACCCTGATACTTCTCAGTGAAGTGTTTGTAGTAAGCCTCCTCCGCCTTGGATCTGCCATAACCTGTAGCCCCAAAGAGAGGTGCAAAGGTATGAGCTTTGGCTTCCTGACGTGACGTAGGCTGTCCTGCATCAGAGATAACCTGTGCAGTGTAGCTGTGTACGTCAAAGCCTGTGTTGATCTCTTCCATAGCAACTTCATCCTGAGCTAGGTATGCAGCTGTGCGGAACTCAAGCTGAGCAAAGTCAGCCTCACAGATCTCACCACCCTCCCACCGTGACACAAAGACCTTCTTCACAGGGAACGTACCACCACGAGGCATGTTCTGCATGTTAGGTTCCTTGCCACTGAAACGTCCTGTCGCTGTGACACTCTGAGTGAGGGTAGCATGGAGGAAGCCATCGTCCTTAGAGTAACGCTCAATGCCATCAACAAACGTAGAGATGTAGCTGCTGATAGCGTTGTACCGTTGTAGATCCTCTAAGAAAGACACTGCCTCATACTTCTTGTGTGTCTTAGCCGTAGCAATAAGCAGACCTAGCTTGTCCTTACTGGTGCTGAAACCATTAGCACTGACCCAGTTCTTGTTAGGTGCAGAGAAACGCAGCCCAGCAATCTGCTCTGTGTTCTTGAGTTGAAACCCACGTGTGTCACAGTCCTTGCACTTGTTAGGCTTAGCGAACCTAGTGCCATCCTTCTTGGTCTTGTATGTCT